TAGCACCATCAACACCATCAGCACCATCAGTACCATCAGCACCAGCTGGTCCAGTTTCGCCTTGTATACCTTGCGGACCAGTTTCGCCTTGTATACCTTGCGGACCAGTAGCACCATCAACACCATCTGCACCATCTGCACCTGTATCTCCCTTTGCACCATCTGCACCTGTATCTCCTTTTGCACCGGTATCTCCCTTTGCACCGGTATCGCCCTTTGCACCTGTATCTCCTTTTGCACTAATATCTGTGTTAACCACGTAATTATCTCCATCAAATAAATCCTCTACAGTAACCACGAGACCCAACGATGATGCGTAATTTTTAATATCAACAACACCAATCTCTGAGATTGTGTTTACATAATCACTATTATCTCTTGACGCGTTGACAAAAGAAATTAATCCTGATACAGTACCGGTATCTCCAAATACAGATGGTAATATTTCCGGGTTTCTCCTAAGAAATTGTAATTCCCCGGATGGACCAGCACCGATAACGTTATTATCACCAACGAAAATAGAATTATTACCAACGTATAGTTCTTGAAATTTATACAATTGTGATCCGAGACTATATACATTATTTGTATCAGGAATAATCGAACTTGTTATTGTACCATCTGCACCTATACCAGCAGCACCGGTATCTCCCTTTGGGCCAGTATCTCCTTTTGCACTTTGTGCACCGGTATCTCCCTTTGCGCCTGTATCTCCCCTTGCACCTGTATCTCCTTTTTGACCATCTGCACCTGTAGGACCATCTGGACCATCTGCACCTGTAGGACCATCTGGACCATCTGCACCTGTATCGCCCTTTGCACCGGTATCGCCCTTTGCACCGGTATCTCCCTTTGCGCCTGTATCTCCCTTTGCGCCTGTATCTCCCCTTGCACCTGTATCTCCTTTTTGACCATCTGCACCTGTATCTCCTTTTTGACCATCTGCACCTGTAGGACCATCTGGACCTGTATCGCCCTTTGCACCGGTATCTCCCTTTGCGCCTGTATCTCCCCTTGCGCCTGTATCTCCCTTTGCGCCTGTATCTCCCTTTGCGCCTGTATCTCCCTTTGCGCCTGTATCTCCCTTTGCGCCTGTATCTCCCTTTGGACCTGTGTCACCTCTAGAAGAATAATTATCAAGAATACGAACGTCTAAAGATTGACAATCAGAAAATAAAAAAGATTTTAATGGTTTTTTAGAACAGTTTGTTTTTGGCATTATATATAACTACTAATAAAATGTATAAATAATTTCATATTATAATGCATCCATATTTTCAAATTCTTCCTCATCATATACAATTTTAACATTATACCATCCGCCTTTTTTGTATAAACCGTACCGATTATTCATATAATCATATATTTCTCTTGCTTTTGGAATGGCGCCTCCATAATTAGTAAGATACCATTCCCTAAATGTTTGTATTAATTCAGATTTTTGAATCTTACTATCGGTACATTTCACAATCTTTTCTTTTGCAAATTCAGTAAGATAATCTTGTCCATCTCTATAATTGCTACCACTTGCCATTACTACATTACAATCCTTCACATTGCCTTGTGTTTCAAATGCCAAAGATACAAGCAAAGACGCAAACATAGGCGCCCATATTTTAAATTTTTCATTTAATTTTTTATCTAGTGGGAATTGATATGGAAATTGTTCTTTTGGAAATTTATCATCTTGATATGGATTTTCTAAAAATTTTGAAGCAAAGTCACACACACGGATACGACGCCAAGTACCATCATCATTGCTTTTAATATCAAATAATACATTTGTAGTAACTACCAATTTAAATTGCGGAATGAAGGTCACCGTATCTTTATATAAAGACCTTCCTTGGATAGGGTCTCCACCGGTGATTTCTTTCATAACGCCTTCGTTAATGGTGTCTCCTTTTTTCGGTTCTTGCATAACAGCATAACGGGCACCCATTAATGCGACGATTTCTGAAGAGGTACTTCCGATACTTGCACGGTTTTGTGTAATTAGAGTACTTGGAACTGTTGCTTTATAATCTCCGAGTACGGCGGACATCAAATCTACTAAACAAGATTTCCCATTTCTACCTGGACCAAGATAAATATTAAATGTTTGATTATCTAAAGTTCCAATCAAAACAGATGCTAGGTGCTCCCACATATATTTCCGGAGCTCCGTATTTGGAAACAACTCTTCCATAAAAGTGTTTATTCTTTGTATAACGTCACCGTCTTGTGAGGTTGGATGAAGATAATCTATATTCGTACATTTTGAAAGATAGTCGTCTGGTTGTCCTGGACGATGTTTTTTCTCTTTGAAATCAATTACACCGTTGTTAAAACACAACAAGTAAGGATTATGGTCTAATTTATTCAAGAAATCCTTATCATAAAATAACTCACAAGCTTCACGCATAATATTATTTTTCCAGTGGGTCTTTTTCAAAAGTACAGCTAAATCTGCTAATTTAGACGTTTTTTTCCGCATAGCTTCATAATGTTCGTTTTGTTCCATTGTTTGCATAGCGGTAGTAAGATCATGAATGCGGGTAAGGTATTCAAAATGCATTTCTTTAGATATACATAGCCGAAGTGTACTACCTGAGTCAATTTCAAACCATCTATGGTTAATGTATTCATACCAACATTTATTTTTTATGCTTACACAAACAAACCGATCCTTGAATATATTGAATAATACCGATGCAAGGTCGAATTCAGTAGGGTCAATTGTCGTTTGGTCTATGAAATAATCGATAGTGTGTTTACGGATTTTTTCGTATTTATCAAACGCATCTTTTTTACACCAGTACATTATAGAACGATGAGATAGTCCATCAGGAGAACCACTACAATCGAATGTTTTCCACATATCATACATAGTCTGAACGGAATTGTCCCAATCGAACTTTCCACCACGCGACAAAGAATTCCTCCCGTTTTTTTGACAAGACATTTTCAACCACGAAACGAACAGTTTATGACTGGTATTGGCTAACGCCCATCCGACTCTCAACCATTTATTGTAACTCCCTGGTCCATAATATTCGTTTGGAAGGCTCATCGTATACTCGTGTGTTTCGCGAATACGGTAATCTGCGGGATTAATTTGTTCTAACATGCATTCAATAATTTTGTCTAAGGTCGCTTCATCTGTGATTTTGTCGAACCGTCCGGATTGTAGTATGAGTTTCACATCTGTACTTGGTGCTGTTTCTGTTTTTCTACGCGTTTTTCGTTGTAAATTTGAAGCTACTGCATCATATTCTGTTTGTGCGGTTTCTTTAACAGACGATTTAGGGTTTCCTGTATATCTGGCACTTAACGTCTGCATATATTCTGGACTATTGATTACTGGTATGGCTTGTTTACAAGGAGAAGACCACTCATTTGTAAATATGCTAGTATAATGTTTAGTTATAGCATATGCATCGTGTCCTGGTTTTCTAGAGCCAAACAATTGCCAATTTACGTGTCCACGAGCAACACCTTCATCTACAACTTGATCCCACGTATTAATGATTGGAAGGTCGTCCCAAATGGTTGCGATTTCACGGACAATTTTTTCACGTATCATTATTTGAATTGCTCTATGGACCTGTAATCCAAAAATCAAATGAACACCGTCTTTGGTTTTATCTTCTAATTTGTTTACATTTTTTTTTTCAAGAACATAAATATCTATTTTCGTATTCAATTCAACATCCAAATATAGATTTATTTTATCCAAATACATCGCTATAAGATCAATTATGTAATCTTCTGTATGCTGTCTATCACTTACATTAGGGTCATATTGAAGGTCGATGTCTACCAATAGAGGACCATCTTCGATTAGTTGTTTTTCTGTGATATATTCATGTTTACCATCTATAAAGACTTTTTGATAATATTTTTCCATAAAAGAACTAGCATCGGTATCAGAAATATGATATGACCCTCCATAAATTTTTAGATTTTTATCTGCTATACGTGTGTGCGTAATTGGATTACCATTACTAGCTGGACGTGCTTTAATGAATGCATCAAAAGATACAGATGTCATTTTGTTAGTCATAGTGTATGGATATATTAGCGATATATAATTTTATCTCAATTTTTTACAATATAATTAATACATGATAACCAGTACATTTTAACGCAACACGTTATCTGTTTTACACCTTTGCACATTTAAAACGCCGATTTTAAGGTAGGTAATTTTTTAGTTTTCGTGTCCTATTTGATGGTTTTTTTACATATTTTTCTGTTCTATTATAAGAACCCTTAAATATATTTTCATACTTTTCTTTTGGTATGTCTCTTATTACTTTTAATATATTTTCTTTTAATTTTAAATGTGTTAACCCATCTAATTTTTGCAATCGTGATTTTAGCATACTAAAATAATTTTCTATAGAATTGGTAAAATGTTGATACGGAACAGCATATAATATATTGTTATGTTTATTCACTAATTCTTTTATTCTTTCGTTTCTATGACTACTCGCATTATCTAATATAATTAATTTATTTCTTAATTTACTTGTAATATTTTTTTCTAAAAATTCAATTAACCTATCTGTATTTATTCCACATTTTTCATATAAATCCCATTCTATCACACCATCAACCGAAATAGCAAATATTCCTGTATATTTTTTGAATACTTCTTGTGATTGTGTTTTTATTACACATCGTTTCCCCTTTTCACTATAACAATGATGTCTTTTTTGTAAAGATTTTATACTTGTTTCATCAATACAAATAATATCTTCTATTTTATACTTCTTTATTTCGTCATAAAATTTTTTTATATTTGCGTTTATGTCAATATCTTTACCAAATCGTTTAACTGGTTCGTGTCGTATTCTTGTAATTTTTAATGTAATATTATTATCTTTTATAATTCTGTTAATGTGTGATTTATTCAAATCTACATCAGGGTATTTATTTTTCAATAAATATAATAAATCTTCAATAGTAATAGTTTTATTTTTCTTTAATTCTTGTAATAAGAAATCAACATATTCTTTCTTTACCTTATATGCTACTGGTTTCCTATAATAAATATCAACATTACCATCTTTTTTATATCTTTCAACCCATCGCATTAGACTTCTACGAGAACATTTAAATATTTTACATACTTCTTCTTGTGTTTTATCTTCAACTAAATAATAATTTACAGCAGATAATTTATAATCATAGCTTTTACGAGACATTATTTATATTATAATTAATATAAATAAGCATTTTTTAACAAGGCATTTTTAAATTAATATTATAAAAAATGATTTAATTAAATGCCTTACATAATATATATAAATGCAACAAATGACATATCTACAAGATAAAATAAATACGTTTTTCAAAAAAAGAAATGAAATATTTAAAAAACCACTTGAAAAAATTATAAATATTATGTTAAATAAGTGTAAATACATCAACGGAGAAAGTTTAGAGAGACATAATTGGGGAAATAATCCAATAAAATTAAAGAATATCCCAAAAAACATTAATTTACCTTCATTTGAAGAAGATTTATTAAATGCACTTAATTTAGAAGATAATGAAAAATCAATCGTAGAATTGTTATGGGGAGATATACAACTTGGAAAAAGAGTTCAAGCGTGCATAATTATGTGGATTTCGGTTCATATACTAAAAAGACCAGTTTTATACATTTTTAGAAATTTGACAATAGACCAAAAACAATTACAAGATGATATTATTGGAACAGAAAATTACAATTTTAATATTCAATTTATAAAAACATCATTTCAAGAATTTAATAATGAACTCCAAGAATATTTTGAGGAAACAAATGTTGAATATTGGAAAGATTATAAACTTCCAGAACTAAAAGATATAAATAGTAATGATATTATTAGTAAATTAAGTAATAAAGAAGCAATCAATTCAAATGACATATTTTGTTGTTTAATGAACCCGTCTCAGTTAGCTAAACTAAATACAAAATTTAGTGAGTATATTTATTACAATGACGAGCTTGTGAATATAACCGCATTAGTGGATGAAAGTGATTTAATGAGTCCTACATCTTCAAACGATAGAACTAATGATAATGATAAAAAAGATTCCACAGCATGTGAAATATTGCTTGCCAAAATATATAAAAAAGTAAAATACGCATTACATATTACAGGCACAGCCCATTCTTTGTTATATAACGTAACCACAAGATTGAGCGACCATACTGATATACAAATTAAAATTTCAAAGGTTCATAAAATGAAAAGGTCAAATGATTATTT